AGCTGACCGGCGTATTGAAAGAATCCATTTTCAGACATCCAGAAAGCAGTACCATCCACTTCCATGCATGCATTTTTACCAATGAGTCCACAGTTCGTTCCGACTTGTTCAAAAGAAAAGGTAAAGGGTTGACCGACAAAACGCATTAAGAAGATAGCTGAATCGGTCCAGATATAAATAGCATCTCGACCTCGAATTGCTCCCATAATTTTAGAACCATTCGCTAACCGTTGCGTACCCGCCGTATTGGTTGCTGTAGGTATGTAATCACTTGTGCTTTCCTGATCCGAAAATCGTATAAACATGTCATCTTGAGTTCCTACACTTCCAATCGTGGTTTCAGTTCCAAAGAAAATTAAGTGTCGATCAACAGGGGATACGAGTACGTGTCTTGAAGCTGTTGGTGCTCCTGAAACAACTGTGGCTCTAACATCGGTTGCGTTAGCAACAGTTGAATCCCATTGAAAACATTTTCCATTATAAATAAGAGCAATCAGAGTGGTACCATAATTATCTAGAACCCACATGCCAGGTTCCAAGGTTACTTCTTCCGTAGAAGACTGGCCCCAGCCAACATAGTCTGAAATATTAGTAATGGTTGCGCCTGCAGTATGTAGAGCTAAGGTTGTTCCATTAGCCTGACGGGCTCCTCCGCTGACAATTCCTGTGGCTACATCATTAGCCGTATAAGTAATTTCCTCTGTGCCTATTTTAATTGTTCCTGAAGATGGAAAGGCTGCTGAACTTGTTAAGGTAACACTAGTCACGGCAGCATCGGCTGCAATCGTTGATACCAAAGTTGTCGTCGCTGGACCGGAAGCAGTTCCTGACCATTGTCCTGTACCAAAACCAAATCCGCCCAGTTCCTGAGCAGGACCAACGGTATAATAAGTTTGAGCTCGTGCACTTCCTACATTAGTCGTGGTTCCTGATGCAGCAGAACCCATGGTAATTGTAATAGTTGTTGCTGTAGGAATGGACGTTGCCATAAATTTTTTATCTTCAAAATCTGCATCGGTGTAGCCTGAGCCCGGAGGCGCGGTAACATTATCTAAAAGAACAATATCATCTTCCGACATTCCATGAGGAGTAGGAAAAGTTATAGTAACTGTTGTTGTCCCATCTGTAGAAAAATCACAGCCTACAATGGTGTTGTTGATAGGGGTAATGTCGTAGTATTGTCCGCCTGAATAGACGTATAAAATTCTGTTGGTGCCAATCGCAGCGTATTTAATCCCTGCGTTATCATCAAAATGGTGAAGGGCCCTAGCTGCCCCTGTTAAATTATCTCCTCCTAATTGATCCCAGCCACCTAGTTTTTCAGGTGTGCCATATCTAAAACGGACATAATCTCCCCCTGTCCATTGAGCCTCGGCTCCGGTAGGGGTAACTTGTTTGTTGTATCCGGGTAAAAAATTAACTTTTTGTAGCATAGTTATCCTAGTTTAGGATTTTATACTACATGATTAGCCAGAGATCAATTGTAGTTATATACCATTGTCCCAGTATTTAAAACTAATAGGAAGCCACTGTCCATAAAAGGACCCATTAATTCCTTTTCCCCCTCGAAGAGTAGTCATAGAAGTTTGTCTAGCGTAAGCTACAAGCTTATTAAAGGCCTTGTCTTTAATTTTATACTTGGCAGCCTTTTGCCAAAATTTAGTGTCATATTTTGAGCCAAATAAATAGTGCCAATAAATAAATCTTTCTAGTTCATGAACATAATTTTTAAACTTAGTAACAATAACTTCTTGAGGGACCCCATCAAAGATATGGTCGTGACAGAGTCTATACCATTTTAAGTAGGCCTGCACAGCAGTCGCTTCTAAAGGTTCTAAAAAGAATAAACGATTTCCCCCTAAGAAAACATTATCTTGAATAGGATTTCTGGCTAAATAACAATTAAAATTAAATCCTTCAATAGGATCCTCTACTTTAAAAATCTCTTTGAAATTATCCTTGGCTTTTTCCTTAGGAGTAATATCTTTATTATAAAGATATCCATTGGATGTTGTATTGTTAGTATTGGGAATAACAAAAGTCCAGCCGTCAGGAGTAGCCACACATCGGGTCCAGTTAATATTAGGAACACGATCATTAGTTTGTTTAAGTAGAACTGAATTTAAAGGATTGTCCAAAGTTTCATATTGCTCAGGCTGATTCCATAGTTTACCCCTACAATCAAAAACATACTCACTATCCACTTCTTTAGGGTCATTAATTTTTTGTTCCTTAACCTTAAACTTACCTGAGTTAATAATGGCATCTTGTAATTTTTGAGGAGAGTAATGAATAGCTACGCTATTAAAACTAAATGGATGGAATAAAGGTTTATCTTTCTTGCCCCAATTTTCATAAAGCACTCCAAACTTAGGAGTAGCTTCAATAGGATTATGATACCAATCAAGACCAAGCCCATGCCAAAGCAAGACAGGAGCTTCGAGGACCGTCGCTTGTCCTACCTTTTCTGCTGAAGTGCCGGGATCGTAGAGGAGTTCTACTTCTGCTTTTGTATAAGTCGCAAAGTGCAAGGCTGCAAAACATCCTGCGTTTCCTCGTCCTAAGATAGTTATTTTTTTAGTCAAAAGTATACCACCCCGTTATAATGTACTTGGTTTCCCCAGGTGCAGGAATACCACGATGAGGGTGAGTAAAGTGCGCTGGCCAAATAGCAGTTAAACCTTTTATAGGTTTAAGTTTTAATTCTTGAGAAGGCCACTCGGTTTCTCCTCCTTTATGAACCGTATTAAGATAGGTCATGAACACAAGATGCCGTCTAATACTATCAGGGCTTCCATTATTTTCATAATGAGTTTCAAAATAAGCGTCTCCTGGTGAATATTTTTGAATCTTAATTAGAGGATCGACTGTCCAAGAATAACATCCCGTTGTACACCAGGGATATTCTTTTTTATATTTATTTAAAACTTTCTCTAACTCATCTAAATAAAAGGAAACAGCACTAGGATTATAGTAAGACTCTTTACATTTCTTTTTTCTAGAATTTACACCCTTTAACATTAGTCCCTCTACTTTAGCTTTTCCTACTGTAGAAAGTCCTGACTCATAGAAATCAATTAAGCGATCGCATAGATGAGGTTTAATAGTAGAAGTAAGTATAAAATTTTTCATCTTATATTAAATGCAATTATAGTTTTTCTTTTCTTACCTTTAAAAGGTTTGGAGCGATGAGAGATCTGTGCAGGAAAAGTAAGAATATCTCCTTCTTCTACTTCTATAGAATGAAGACTCTTAGTTTCAGGATCTTTAAACTCAGTTCGCATAGTTTTTAATGGGAGCTCTACATAATAAACACTAGCGTACCTCACGTTATCGTGAATGTGCCACCCATGAAAATCATTCTTGCTGTATTGCTGAAACCAGCCATTCGTAACTCGAAGGATATCCCAATTAAAAGTTTTACATAAATGCTGACCATACTCCTCAAAAATATTTTTTTTAAAATAATTCCAGTACTCTCGGGGTCTAGTTTTTCTTAGACTCCAATCGGAATGAGTAACATGGTCCACTTCTCCCTTTAAAGGGTTGAGTGGAATCTCAGCTATGAGATCAAGCAACTTAGATTTATGGAGCTTATGATCTGGAACCTTATAAATATTCATTTAATTTTATACCATGAGGGAATGGTATATCTTTTACCTTTCTTTATTGTTTTAACCCCATGACCATAGGGAGAAGAGCTAGGAAAAATAATAGAATTTAAAGCTTTCATCTTTAAAACTTGGCCATCTTCAAAGAAGAGTTCTCCCCCTTCGTAATTATCATTGAGATAAGACAGGGCAGAATAATCCATGGTGTCTTTTAAATCATAATTTTGATCACAATGTAAAGGCATCGACTCGTTTTTATTCCATCGAACTAGACGCGGCTCATTAAAAGCACGGGTCTTTACAATGAAGTAATGATCAATAAAATAAATTAATTTATTTTCATAGTACTTTAATAATTCTTTAATTTGAAGATCAGGAATATCACAGTAATGAATGTTTCTATGTTTATGGTGTTCTCTATTATCATCACACAAGTGCTGATTCTTATTAAAGTATTTTATAAAAATAAGAGCATCCTGTTTTTGAATAAAATTTTCAAGTACGTATTTCACGACCCATCCATTTAATAGACATTCTAGCAATATGGGGTTTATTAAAACTTAATCCACAGTGAGGATCAGAGGCCTTAATTTGAATCAATCTACCATGCTTAAAAGAAATCTTTTTCTTATCATGTATAAATCCACCCCCAATATTTTCAACCTCCTCATTACAGAGCATTAAAATAAAAGTGTATTCTTTTTTAGATCCATCAACATGAAGGGTCCCATCCATTCCTTTAAATTGAAGGTTGGCCCCAATCTCTGTGAGTACCATCTGTTGTTGAATGAGGTGTTGAATGTGACCAAAGGCATTAGTTAAAATCTCATTGAGTTTAGGATCATGGTTAGAGTATTTTTTATTATATAAAAAAGAATGTCCTAATAAACGATGGCTCCCTGTTTCTTTATAGGGCCACGTATGTCGATTAGCTACATTAGTTGCATACCAAGGACACTTAATAAGAGAAGAAGCCAGCTCGCTGGTCCATCTTTTATCAAAGGCCCCATCATAAATATTAATCATAGCGTCACCTCTCCATCTGAAGCTGTGCCTCCTAAATGTCCTTTTGGTAAAACATTAAAGGCAATCGAATATCTAGTTTTATTAGATTCATTAGGTAAAAGTTCATGATTCAATAGACTTGGAAAAATAACAACGGTATTAGTTTTAAGAGGGAGAGTCCATGTGTTCGAATTATAAGGATTCCATTCAACAGGAGGATCAAACCATTGGCTATGTTTAGGGGTATGAAATCTAATTTTAAAACTCTCATGTCCCTCAGGATAATAGACTCCACTTAACCACGCGTTGCTATGATAATGAATTCTTCCATAACCTGTGGGATCTATCCTCGTAGCCCAAGAAGTAGTGATGCGATAATTAGTTTGTTGCTTTAAAATATTTTGAATATGGTATTGAATGCAGGGCTCGAATTTCTTTTTAAGAAATGGATATTTTTCCAATAAAATAAAATCGGTACTGGAATAGGCTTTGCTATCTCCTCCTTCGGAAAGTCTAAGGGCCCATTTAAAGTCTTTTAAAAATTTTAAAACCTTTTTATTATCGACCTTAATTTCATAGACTGAAACCATTTCAGAAAACAGGGGAAGAATAGATGTTACCTTCATGTGTAATTTTCAGGCTTCTTTGCAAAAGATGTAGGCAGTCCTAAATGAGGTCGTGTATCGTAAAGCCGATCGGGTTTTTCAGCATGGTTATAGTGTAAAAAAACTTGATTGCAATAGTTCCCCGGGAATGCTTCTCGCCAGTGAAGGAGATCTCCTCCTCTGTAAAGCGTCAGGTCTCCCGGCTTTAAGTCTATTTTAATTTTTTTTCTTTTAATCGAAAAATAAATTGGCCATTCATCTCCTCCTAAAAATAAAGTTGCTGAAATATCACACGAAGATCTATCTTTATGTTTATGCAGAACCGCTCCTCGTTGGTACGAGCGAGCATAAGTATAGGTTGGTATTATTTTTACTCCAATAGTTTTGGAAATAAGGGGTACAAGTTTTTCCAGTAAAACATCAAATGCGGTAGCTCCGTAGATGGAATAGCTTTCATTAACTTGGCCATCACTAAAGGTTCCAAATTCTAAAGCTCCTGGTGGGATAAAACGCTGCTTAATATAGGTCTCGAGCACTTGTTTTTTTAATGACAAGTAGTTCGATAAAAATTTAGCTATCTCAGGAGAGATTGCCTTTTTAATTATTAAATATTTATCTCTCTTAAACAAAAGGGTCTCCTACATGCCAGTTCGTTAAACTATACCGAACGCCTGTTTTTACAGGCACGACTCGATGCCATATGAAAGAAGGAAAAATAATAATGGAGCCTTTATTTTTCATTGCCTTACAAGTTTCATGCCATGGCTTCCTAACCAAGCTATGGGAATAAAACTCTAATTCCCCTCCTGTATATTCTGTTCCATCATTTAATGACAATACACTTGAAAGCTTTCTTATTTTTCCTCTTACCCGTTCCTCTGGTTCTTTGTCACTATAAGGTTCATTTTGATCCGTATGCCAGCGATAAAATCCTCCTGGTTTATATTCTGTTAATTGACAGATCTCTGAATGATTCCACTGAAAATTCCATTTCCCTAGTTTATTAGCTTCATGAATATAAGGATGGGTCCATCTATAGAGCCACCAAGACGAATCGAATGCTACCTTTGAGTGTCTTATTTTTAAATCCACCGGTTTATTTTCATTCTCTTTACCGCCGAGTTCCGCTGATATTTTTTTAGATTTCTTAAGCAATGCCATCATCTCATTACAAATTCTAGAAGGAATAGCCTTATCAAACACATAATAAAAATTGGAAAGCTGCATTAAGTCACCTTAAAATTAAATGAAATACTGACTCGATCCTTTAAACTTTTATTTGGTTTTACATGATGTTCTAAGGAAGAGGGGAAAATGTATAACTGAGTATTTACTGGCGAGTAAAACCAGAATGGAGAATTAAAAGGATTCCATTGTTTTTTAGGAAGGGTATAAAGCCAACTTAGCTGCGATCCAATATCAGGATTTCTGAACACAATATCTCCAGACTTTTTAGGCACATCAATATAATAAGCTGCGGAAAAATCAGCTCCGCGTAAATGACAATGAGGCCAATTTAGATCATGGGGCTTGTTTATATTAAACCAAAGATTAACTATTTTAATATTGCGCTCTCCTTCGAGTTCATACAGATCAACATGTTTTAATAAATGCGTGTTAATTGTATCTAGAAGTTTTTTTATAGGCCTGTCTTTTAAATTAACATCCTTGCTTTGAAAACCTCCTTCATTAGAGATTATACTTCCTTTTTGTTCCCGCTTTAATTTATAAGCATAGGTGCGTAAAGACTTGTTTAAATTTTTATCGCCTACTTGGACTGAAGAAATGGGGACGGCAAAAATAATATTGGAAAAAGGCATTTTAATTTCCTAAATAATAATAGTTCTCAGTAAAAAAAATATTGATCTGGCTGCTAGTATTCTTGGTAATGGAATATTTTAAAATAGAGGGAAAGATCCAAAGACGATTAGACTCTACGGGCCATTCCCACGTTCTTCCTTTTCTACGATTATCATCGTATTCAATTCTAATCTTAGATGAATACTTACCTACGTCAACAGCATAGATAGCAGTGTAATCACTTGAGTTTTTAATATCTACTGGGTTCACATGACTGCGACTCAATGAACTGGTCTGAGGTAAATAAAGATTAGCAAATCGACTAGTAGGAATCAGGCCCCTACTCCATTTCGATTGCTCATAAAAAGCTCTATTAAAATGATCTTTAATATAATTATATAACCAGTCCATAGCTTTGCAATGTTTTACAATATAATCTTCATGTTCTTTATTCAAAAATCTTTTTAAAATATAGCTGTCATAAATTTGATATTTTAATTCGTCCGTATGAATAACGACACCATCGTCTGGGCCGACTTGAGTAGTATAGGTATCTAATTGACTTAATACTTTCTGTAACATATATTCTCCTCTATACAGGATTATGAATCTTTTAGCAATACACACTTCCCATGATGGTGCTATTTCCATTATTAAAAATAATAAGTTTTTACTTCATACTCAAATAGATAGATTCAGTAATATTATGGCAGATCCCATGCCACCGCTTAAACTTTTAATCCAGATCAAGAAGTTAAATATAAAATTTGACCTAGTATTAATTAGTTGGCTCATGAAGTCATGTCATTGGTATTGGGAGGATCAGTTACACCGATTTGATTTATTAGACTCTAGCTGTAAGTTTAGGTACTTTAGTCATGGGCATCATTACTTTCATACGTGTTGTGCCAAAGCTACGGTAGGTAAAAATAAGAACATGGTAGTTATTGATGGGCATGGAAGTATTGTAGGAAAATCTGGGACTGGCTCTTTCACTAGCGAAAAAAATTTTCATGAACAAGAAAGTATATTTCAAGATGATAAAAAGATTTATCATTCTCACCAGAATATTGGCCATGATTATGAACTTAAAACTAAAGAAGTATTTAATTTAAAACATAAAGCTTTCAGAAGTTGTGGAAAGTTAATGGCGCTAGCCGCCTATAAAAAAGAGTTAGGTTTATTTCAAAAACAAACAGAAGAAAAAATAAAACATATCATGCCTTCTGAAGATGTGACTTATACAGGTGGGGTGGCACAAAATGTATTGGCTAACTCTCAATTTTTAAATTATAAAAATTTTAAGATTGATCCTCTATGTACTGATCAAGGAATATCTCTTGGCGTTTCATATGATTATATGAAAGGACAAATTAAACTTCCTCATCCTGTCTATCTAGGCTTTCCTCCTTCTTATGAATTTCTTCATTATCCAACCTTTAAAGACTATGATATTGTGGATAGTGGCCCAGAGGAGATATGTGAGATTTTGAGAAAAAACCCGGTAGCTCTATTCCAGGGGCGGTCAGAACAGGGTCAGAGAGGCCTAGGGAATCGATCTTTACTTATGGATGGTACTCACCCTCACGCAATTAAAATTGTTAATACCATAAAGAACAGAGAGTGGTTTAGACCTTTTGCTCCAGCTATTTTGGAAGAATATGCTTCTGAATATTTTGATATAAAAGGATCCTCTCCTTATATGCTTTATGTATTTAAAGCTAAAAAGAAACTTCCTAACGTTACAGCGATCGATGGTACCTCTAGAATTCAAACAGTCAATTATAAAGATAACCCTTACTTCTACAATCTTCTGTCTACATTCAATAAAAAATATAAAATTCCTTTTCTTCTTAATACGAGTTTAAATCTTGCCGGGCATACGCTCGTTGAAGATTTAGATGATCTTAAATATATGTTAGATAATACCCCTTTGAGATATGCTTATTTACCAGAGGTAGGTAAATTGATTATAAATTAACTAGATTACCCACTACAGTATAATCGTCTATTTTCCATGATCCACTAGCTTCGTCCCAATATTGTGGAATTGCATATGTAGGGTCCACTCCATCATCAGCTTTTTCTACTTTAGCTTGTGGTGCTTCGTATTTTCCCGTGGAAGCATTTAAAGTCCAGCTCGGATAAGGAGATGTTTTTTGAACATAAGCATCAATACTTTCATCATACTTCATATTTACGGGACCAGGATAATTTTTTCTTGGATTAGGGACCTCGTCTTTATAACATTGTTTCCATTTAGCATGACCATAAGCATCTGCTAACCATGCGATTCCTTTTGCTTCAGTTGCAGCATGTGCATCTAAAACAATGTGAACACTTAAAACAGTATCGTCGGTATCTAATTTTGCAAAATATTTATAGGCCATAATTTACCCTATGTACGTACCATCAGCAGTAAATTTATGAATAGTATCGGCTCCGTCAGTTGATACAGTTCCAGACGTTGTACCTGAAGCTGCAGTTGCTCTTCGAATAAGAACGATTCCATTACCGCCAGTACACGTGCCTGCTCCTCGGTTTCCACCGCCGCCGCCACCTAATTCATTAGTTCCAGCACCTGTTGGAGATCCACCTCCACCAGCTCCAGCACTTCCGTTTCCAGGGCCTGGGCCCATTCCGTGACCTGCGCCGCCACCGGCATATTGAACACTTGCTCCTGTAATAGAGTCCGAAGTTCCGGCTCCGCCGTCTCCTGCTCTAGGTCCTGATGCAGGACCTCCATTTGCTCCGGATGCGCCACCACCTCCAGAACCACCTCCGCCTCCCTTATTAGGGATGCCTTGAGTTGCTGCAGAGGTACCATCTCCTCCTTGTGGGGGAGATACAGGGGGTGTATTTCCTGATCCTCCGGCATATACAGTGGTACTTTGCCAAGTTTGATTACCGCCGCCACCAGCACCGCCGTCACCGCCAACAGTTCCTTCTCCGCCTATGCCAGCTCCACCGCCACCGGTAGATGTTATAGTAGCTAAATCTCCAGGAAAAATACTATCTTCTCCATTACCACCTTGAGGTCCAGGGGAACCTATGCCGCCTGCTCCTACTTGAATGGTATATGATAATCCTGCTGTGACTTGAAATGTTTTTGAATTTTCTACACGCATGCCGCCGCCACCGCCACCGCCGCCGCCTGAGGAACATCCTCCGCCGCCAGCAATAACTGCGTATTCAACTAAGTAAGCTGCAGAACCTCCGCCGCTTCCAAAGCCTAAAATTTGATAACCAAAAGACATATCTCTTTCCTCCTATTAAATTTATGCGTCGTTAGCAGCGTCTGTTGTATAGAATAATTTAATTCCTAATAATCTTACATCACCTGTAAAATCGTCTGCTACATTTGTTGCATTTCTATGCACTTGAAAAAATGTATAATAATCGTCAGCTGGAGTTCCTGCAATTGTTACTGCAGTACTCACTGGACTAACCATTACATCTTCGACAGCACCACCGCCAGCGTCTGTAACGTCTATAGCTGTTCCAAAAACAACGTCAGCTGTTGCATCATTAGCAACACTAACGCCTTGAAGTCCAATCATAGCATCTCCGGTATCCGTATTACTTGGAGCCCAAAAAGCTTGGAAGGTTACTGTTCCTAAATCCCATGATTTTGGCATCGCAATAGCAAACTGTGAATATTCAATAGTACTTGCATCAAAATCTAAAACTTTTAAATCTGGTCTAGTTGCTGTTGTTTCAACTTGTTGTGCATCAGCACCATTTGTTTCAGTTCCATACATCGCCGATGCTGGAATGAAAATAGTTTCTAAGCCTGCTTTTTTAACTACCGAGCCGCCAGATTGTACTTCTCCTGTTCCATTAGGGGCAATATTAATATTTCCACTGACCCCATCAGCAATTGTAATAGTTCCTGAATTAGTTCCATTATTTGTATTTAAAATTAAATCTCCTGTGCCTTGTGTCGTAATTGTGGCATCAGCATTATTGTCACCGACTTGAATGGTGTCTGCTCCTAGATTAACATCGCCTGCTGCATTAGGAATTATATCAATATCAGCACCACCAGTGGAAACTATATCGTTTCCATTGACATCTAAGTTGCCGCCTAATTGTGGAGAAGTGTCATCAATAAGATTCGCCATGAATCCAACGTCAATAATATCGGGATTCGTAACATCATTCGCACTTGCTAATAAAAGTTTGTAGCCTTTATCACCAGTTGCCCATGTAATACTAGCACCTGATCCAGTAGCATATTTAAATTCAACAGTGAATACACCACTTGTACTATTTTTAATTATGTAAAAAGTTTGAACATCTGCAGGAATAGTTACAATTTTATTCCCTGTAATTGCTTCTGGAGATTCTGCTCCTAAAATAACAACTCTATGCGCGAGAGTCGCGCCTGTTGCTCCATCAGATACAGCTAATGTAGTTGTATTGGCACCAGAACCGCCTCCAT